TTGACAGAATGCGGTTGAACTACCAAGATAAAACTGTGGTGGGTTTAAATAAAGAATTCAAAGAGGTAACGTGGTTTTATCCCAGTGAGGATGGTGCAGATCAGACAAACCCAGAGCCAGATAGCTACGTCACATACAATTACTCCGATAACGCTTGGTCAATTGGAACTATGGATCGCACAGTGTGGTCAGATAGTTTTGGTTTTAGAAACGTGCCATTTGCTTTTGACAAAAGCGGTAATCTTTATAATCACGAGACAGGAACAACGGATAACGGTTCTGCTATGAATAGCTTTGTTGAAAGTTCTCCAAGAGAATTAACAGATAGTGGGGAAAACTTGTATCTTGTTGATAAGATTATACCAGATGTAACACTGACATCGACTACAAATTTATATGTTGAGTTAAACACACGCAAATATCCAAATGCCACTGAAATAACAAAAGGACCGTTTACTATAACTTCCAGTACACAAAAACTATCGACAAGGGCAAAAGGGCGTCAAATGAGTGTAAAAATATATAGCTCTGGTACGGAAGATACTTGGTTATTAGGTGACTTTAGAATTAACGCAAGAAAGGACAGTTTAAGATGAGTGCTCCTCTTTCTGTCATAAGACTTCCTAGTCCACCAAAAGAATATGACGTTAGTTATATGGCACGATTAATTAACACTTTAGAGTTGGAAAAACAGGCAACGTATTTTGCGACTTCTTCTGCCTCTAAAACAACAGAAGATATTTCTCAGGCAGAAAGTTGGTTTCTTGGCTAATAGTTTTAAAAACGCAAAAGTTGATTTAACAACTACAAATATAACTACCTTGTATACTGCACCTAATAATGCAAGAGCAATTGTTAAATCTATTCTTGTTTCGGAGGATAGTGGTAATGCTGACACGATTACAGTTACATTGACAAATGCTAGTTCTGCTGTATTTTCCTTGTTTAAAGTTAAAGCTGTTGGTGCTAACACTACAATAGAGTTATTGACAGCACCACTGGTTGTGACTGAAGGTGAGATAATAAAGGTAACGGCTGCTACAGCAAACAGATTGCACGTTGTAGCAAGTGTATTGGAGGTAAGTTAAATGAATGGAGCTTTGGCAAATTTACCGAATAACAGAAATCAACCTTTTAGCTATAATCTAATAGGACAAAGAACAAATGTTGTTCCGACGTTTTCAAGTGGGCGAAGATTTCAAGATTACATTGGGACATCTGCGTTAACGTCTTTTCCGTTTGTTGAAAGCATTGTAACAGGGCAAGTTCAATATAATGCAAACAACCCTGTTCACAGAGCTGAAATGGGCGATTATGCCAATTGGAAACGAAGAAATCCTGACGCTTTTGCTCCACAAGTCGAAGAGCTGACAGGATTTGCATCTCAACTTGGTGAGAGTATTGGATCTTCTTTAATAACTGGTGGAGATATTTCCGAAGGGTTTAAAGGTCTGTTTGGAAAAACTGGTATGGATGTGGCAAAAGGCACAACTACTTTTCCAATTAGTGCTCTCAGAGCTAATGAACAAAGTTATGGTGCTCTTGTTAAGGCAGGGTTATCAGATGGCTCAATAAATACCGATAAAATCCCACCAGGAATTGACGTTGATAAGTTAAAAGGTATTACAGGAAGAAGTGAACTTTTAGCCAAAGGTGTCCCTGAAGGGTTCGACGGTTTTAAGGCAAGACTTACAGACACACAACAGCTAAAAGGTGCAGCAGGGGGAGCCATTGGTAACTTTGCTGTTCAACTTGCTTTAGGGCGAGATCCTGTAAAAGCTGCAAAATCCGCAGGAGCAGGAGCTATTGGTAAAATATTAGGAAATGCAATCTTTCCTGGTTTTGGTGGATTTATTGGTGGAACTTTAGGGTCTATAATTGGTGGCAGAGTTATCTGTAATGAATTAATGAGACAGGGATTGCTAACAAGAAAAGAAGTTGTCTTGGATTATAAATTTACAAGAGATTATCTAACACCAACGCATGTCAATGGATATCATGTGTGGGCAGTGTGGATGGTCAAGCAAATGCGTAAGGGTAAGTTTGTAAAGTTTTGGAAACATGTTGCAGGACATCGTGCAAATGAAATTGCCTATATTTATGGTGAAAGAGATAAGCCTGACTATTTGGGCAAGATATACAGAAAAATTCTAGAGCCAACCTGTTGGGCAATAGGATCTTTTTGCAAAGTAACAGACTGGTCAGTGCTTTATAAACAAAAGGAGATATAATATGGCTGAAGAAGACATGATGGGCGAAAGACCACCAATGCCACCAATGGATGGTGCAATGCCTCCAATGGAAAGACCGCCCATGCCTAGAGAGCCTATGTCCAGAGAGCCTATGCCAGAGCAAATGCCTCCAGAAGCTGTAGAACGCCTTATGCAACCTTCGGAAGAGATTGGAGCAGTTTTAGTCGCAAGATTGTCTAACATGTCCCCAGAGGAGCTTAGGATGCTTGATTCGGCTATTACCCCACAAGTTGCACAAGTCTTAATGCGGTTGCTTCCAGAGTTAGCTGAATTAGTTGCTCAGATTGATCAAGGTGGTCAGGGTGGCGATGCCATGATGGGTGCATTAGGGGGTATGTAATGGTTATAAGAAAGGGTTCTTCTGACGATATGTTTTCAATTCGTGATATTTTATTGAAAATGCATTCTGAGACAACTCTTTCTGTGCCTTCCATTGATATGGAAAAGCTAACCTATCATATATTATATGCGTTAAAACATGGATACGTCTTTGTTGCTGTTTTAAAAAACAAGGTTATCGGCACAATTGGTGGTCTTGTTGGCAGTGACTGGTGGAGTGAAGAGCAACATCTTTCCGATCTTTGGTTTTATGTATCGCCAGACAACAGGAAATCGACAGCAGGAAGACGGTTGATTAAAGAGTTCATAAATGTAGCAAAAGATGCTAAGATGAAATTAAAGCTAGGTCATGCGTATAGCGGTGACATAGATCGCAAAGATAAATTTTACGAAAGGCTTGGCTTTACAAAAGCAGGGTCTTTATTTACGGAGGCTTAATATGGGTGGTAATTGTACAACTCCAACGCTGACAACATTACCTAGTTATACGGAAACGGTAAAGGGGACAGAGCTTCCTGCTTTTGTCGCTGCAGGTGGACGAGAGCTATATGATCAGGCACGAAACTTAGCCTTCCAACCTTATCCACAGTACACTGGACCACGGTCAGCAGAGTATGATGATATATCAGGTGCTACGGAAATGGGTTTTAACCTAGTTGATACTCGTGATGGCTTTGATCCGACAACTGGTAATTATTATTTTAATAATCAAGTTATGCCTTCTAAGGAAGCTTATGAACAAGCTAAAAGTGATTATTTTACTCCAACACGGACTGGGATTGATTATTCGCAAATACAAGACAGACCCCTAGAAGGTTTTACTGATGACACTGCGAAAGGTTTATATAGATCAGAAAGAGATGCAGGGGGTAAATATTTAGATGACGCAATTTATGATGCAGCAGGAAACGTAGTTTATAGACCTGACAGCAATATTCCAAGAACAGATGAAGAATTGGATAAATTATTTTCTGATTACAATATTCCTCAACTTATGAGTTCAGTGTCTGCTGCTGACTTGGCAGGTGGCTTTCGTGAGATGGAAACAGGAGAGATGGTTCCTGTTACAAGTCGATTGACGGAGCAAGAGCAGAGGGCACAACAGTTATTAGGTCAAGATACTTATCAAGGGTATCTTACTGGGTTTGATAGTGACGGTGATGGTATTGCTGACACTCAATCAGCACAGACATTTCTTGAGGGTCTTGGCGGTGAATTTAAATTAGGTGAGGGTACGGAAGCTCAGAAATATATGGATATATATTCTGCAGCTATGGACCCTGCAATACGAGATATTCAAGAGAGAACTATTGAAGAGCAAAATAAAGCAAGATTACAGGCAGGAAGAACTGGAGCTTTTGGTTCACGATTGGGGATACAGGAAGGTATACTTGGTGCTAAAGGTATTCAGAGCGAAGCGGATTTACGGAAACAAGGTTTAGCTGAAGGTCTTACGTTTGCATCTCAGAGGTTTGATACGGACGAAACTCAAAGAAAACAGGCAATGGACAGTTACACGCAAATGGCAGGTCTAACGCAAGCACTTCAGGAACAACAGGCAGCAGGGTTAATTACAGCAGGTGAAGCGGAAAGACAGCTTGATCAACAGGCACTTGATATTGCTTATGCAGATTATTTAGATCGAAGAGAATATCCTAGAGAAGCAATCAATTTTGCTCTTGGCACATTGCAAGGAACTCCGTATGACACAAGGTCTTATGGGTATGATTTCAGGGAGCAAACGTCACAAGGACCATCTGTTTATGGACAGGCAATCGGAGGGTTAGGTGCTCTTGGCTCTGCCTTTGCAATGAGAGGGAGTTAGAGATGGCTGAAACACCCATGACTGAACAAGAAATGAGAGCAAAAATTGAAGACGAATTAGGTGCTGCAGGAAACAACAGTCAGGAACTTGCCAATTCTCCATTAGGTGCTCTTGGATCACGGATGATGCTTGCCGAACAACTTTATCCAAAACAGAAAATTGACCCTGCAATGGCTTCTTTTTTGTTTTTTAACAATATGGCAAGAGCAGCTTCCCAACCAGGAGCTACGGTTGTAGGTTCCGCTGCTCAGGCGTTTGAAGATCCTGCAAAGTATTTAATGCAAGTTAAGCAAGACAATCAAGCTATGGATCTTGCTAAAGCCAAAGCTGTCTTGGGTACTGGTTCATCGACTGGGGTTCCTAGAGACACTGTTCAAACAACTCAAAGTTTTTTAAATGGAACGGCAATTCTTACTTTAAAAAATGGAGAAAGAGTTGTTATGAGAGGAACAGAAATTATAACGAATCAAGTCGAACAAGATAAAGCTATAAAAGAAGCTAATGATTTTGAAGTAGAAATGAAAAGAAGAGAGGCAGGAGCAGGAGAGGCAGGAAAAGGAATTACGCAAAAAGCTTTGAAGGCTTTTGATCAAATTCCAAAAATTGAAAGTAATATTGATAAATTAATGAGAACAAGAGAACTTTTGGTTGACGAAGGAGCGAATACAGGGGTTATTCAAAGTAAACTTCCTGCTTGGAGAAAATCTACTATTGAATTAAGGACGTTGCAAAATCAACTTGGTCTTGATGTTGTTGGCTCTGTTACCTTTGGTGCATTAAGTAAAGGTGAGTTGGATCTTGCTCTTCAAACAGCGTTACCAACAAATCTTGATGGCCCTGATTTAGTAGAGTGGCTTGACCGTAAAGTTGAATCACAAAGAAGACACTTAGCTTATATTAGAAAA